CATAATGTTGCAGGAACATATCCATACTTATTAGATTCTGGCTCAGACCAAGCTAATTTTTTTTTCTCTAAGCTAGAAATAACTCCACCAACTTTTTCTTTAGACCATTTAAAATCTTTCATTATGTCAGATGGGCTTATATCACTGAAATTATCTGATAATTGTGCTTCTCTGTCATCATCATAATTAAGACAATGATTTAAAACTTTAATTTCGTTTTCTGTTAATTTTATTTTATTCACTGTAAGCTCCTTTGTTTTGTTAATCATGTAAACATGATTACATACATTTGACTAATAGTCAAGTAATAAATTAATTATTATTTAAAGTATTTCTAGCTTTATCTATTGCACTTACATCACTAAATTTATCTATCTTTTTAGTGTAGTTTTTAGTAGTTACTATGTTTAACTTTCTTCTTTTAGCTACACCAGATGCTATACCAGCTTGTCGTTTCTTTTCTACAATGCCTTCTATCTTATTCTTAATTTCTTTTATTCTTTTCTGTGTATACTTTTCACCATCATCTATTAATAGCGGTATGATATTCTGCATCAGTTTATTAAACTTTCTTTCATCCGTTACCCCTAATATGTTCGGTATATGCCTTTTAAACAGGCTACAATCCTTCTGGAGATACATTGTAGCAATTAATGTAATGTAAGCACCTTTCTCCTCTAAATTTAATATAGAGGTATCTGCTAACCAATCTGATGGATAAAATGGAAAATAAAATAGTTTTTCTTTCATACTTCCTCCTGTATACAATTAGGGTTTTTATGATAAACATAAACAAGTGCTTCACATTTAGGGCAACTTAAATTAGTGATCATATTATAATCTTTTACTTCATCATCTACTTGAAAGCTGTCATCTATATCATGATCACCACCCCATATTAATTTTGTATTGCAATTATAACAGTTCATAAATCCTCCATAATTTTATTTAAAGAAATATTGTAAGTATTCTTTATTCTTTTAATAAGTTTTATGCTTGGGTTTCTTTTACCTTGAAATAATAAAGTTACCATTGATTCTGATATGTCTAAATCTTTTGCTATATCAGACTTACTTAATTTATTTTTCTTGGCAATATATTCTAATATCATTTTATCTCCTTAATTAATTTTTCATAACATTCTTTGCAGTAATATTTTAATTTATGATACTGAACTGCTGCATTATCACAAAAGCTACACATTTTTAAATGTATAAGTTTCTTCCAGTGGCTACTGGTATTATCTTTTTTTATTGGTTTCCTTTTAACCATTTCATATATTCTCTCTTTCATATTTTTTTCTAAGTAACATTGATTTATCAGAAGATAAAATTAAATCTCCTTTTAAAATAGACCTTATATAAACTACAGAACAAGATAATTCTTTAGCTAAATCTTGAATGGTTAAATTATTTTTTTTACCAATATTATAAAGTAATTTTCCATGAGCTGTAGTTACTTTGTAATCATCTAATGTTGCTATTTTAGGCACTATTTTTTCTCCTTTACTTCTTTTCTAGTTACATAATAATCGTTTTCTTCTACTGTTCTTAAAACAAAACCTTTAGCTAATAAATTCCATAACCTTCCTTCTACTTCATGTTTGCTAGGTCTTTTTTCAAACTCCATTACATAGTTAATAACAAATTTACCCACTATAATATTCCTGAGTTCTGTAAACCTATAAATGTATAGATTATTGTATACATAATTAAAAACTCCATGTTGACCTCCTAGTCATCTAAATCGTTCCAATGTTTTGCTATCTTACTTTTCTTTTCTGGCTTCTCTTTTTCGTATGATTCAAAACAACCATTATCTAAATTCATTTGTATATCTAATACTCTTGGATATCCTAACTCTTCATAACGAGTTTTACAAACAGTTAATAAACTTTCTGTACATCTTGACCCATCTTCGTTCTCAAACTTAGGTCGCCAAAGACTAAATATATGGTCTGGTTTATTAAACCAATGAGCAGAACCTGCAATCTGATAAGCAGTCGGTGCAGAGTTACCCATTTTCATATCTGGTTTAGCAGGGTGTGCCTGTATCATAATATGTATATCTAATAGTTTAGCTAAAGTAGTAAGATGGTCTAAACACTTACCTATCCATAATGTTTCAGACATTTTACCAAATTCAGGTGTGCTAAGTTTATTCCAAGGGTCGAGTATAAAGGCACTAATTCCGTACCTAGATTTCATATCTTGTATCCTATCACACAACCAGTCAAAGTCAGGACTGTTGTTAGGATGATTAAGAAATACAAAGTGTTTTCTAATAAAATTATCAGCTTCATTTTTTTCTTCATCTGTTTGCTCCCATTCTAATTTTTTATTATAAAATGTTCTAATGTTACGTTGTATATATGGTCGCACCCTAGTTTCTCCAGAGTACATACCTATGTTAATTTTGTATTCTTTGGCAATTTGTGTCCATAACTGTGTAGAAAAAGAAGTCTTACCATGTCCAGGAAATGAAGTAAGCACAGACACCATACCCATACCAAGCATAACCTTATCATTCCATCCAAACATAGGATTAAACAACTTAATCTGTGCAGGTTGTGGTATATCATCTAAAGAATAAATACCTTCTAATGGATAATCACATAATCCTTCATTAATTGTCCATTTTAAATCATCTTTACCCCATTTAAGTAAGGCTTCATTACAATCTTTAACACCATCCCAATCAAAATACTTACATTTACCATGACCTAGTATCGAAGCTAAGTCTTGTCGTAGTGCTAATCCTGGTTCATCTGCATCTGTCAACAATACAAAACAATTTGCTTGGTCTAAACCTTGGTCTAGTGCATCTAATACATATTGATACTTCCTAGATGCTTCTGGTTGCTCTGTAGGTGATGCTACAGCACCTGTTGGCACACTTAGGATAGAATCTATATCAAAACCTCCTTCATAGAGTGCTAGTGCATCCATTTCACCTTCTACAATAAAGATAGTATTGTTTTTTAACTTATTAGAATTTAAAACATTATCTAAATTGTAAAATCTTTGTTCGCCACCTTTTTCTTGTTTAAATATCTTTTCTGATATAGCTCTTGCTTTATAATTTACTCTTTTACCTTCTAAATTATAGTAACCAAATACAATGCTTTCTAAGTTTCTATCACCATATGACCCTTTTCCTGCTTGTACCCTTAAATCTTCGAGAGTTTTCTGGCTTATCCCCCTCTGTGCTGCGAACTGTATTACTTCTGCTGTTAGTTTGGTCATAATTACCTCCTTTATTTGCTCCGAGAGTGTGATTACAATGATGACAATAACAAACTACTGAATCTGATTTAATAGTAACAGATAAAGACTTGTCTGCCTTGTTTCGTCTTTTATGACTGCACTCAGGACACTTATATTTACCTGAGTACGTCAAAGATAGTAACCATTCTCTAGTTATCACTGTTTATTCTATCCATTATATCCATTTGTTTACCATCAATGTAATGATATTCTGCAAAATGATTCTTTTTTACTCCATTGTTTATCATTTTAGTTTCTATATTGTACCCTTCATCTCTTAAAGTATGAATAATTGCAGCAATACGAAAAGTTCCGTACAAGTTAAGTGCTTCTATAGGGTTTATTTTTTTATTTTCTTGTAAATGTGCTAATACTTTATCTTTTTGTGTCATAATTTTTGTCATTTAGTTGCTCCTTGTTATATGGGCTTTCTTCCCAACATTTTTGTGCAGTAATAATTCCAAACTTAGAATTACATACTACTTTTTCAAAAAAATTATATTCATTACCATTTCTATGTAACTCAGTATGATGTTTAAAACATAAAGGTATAACGTCTTTATCTCCTGCTCTTAAACTCATACCTCGGCTACTATAATAAGGTTTAAGCAAGTGATGGGCTTGTATATTAAAATCCCCACAACTTGCCCTATCCTTCGGCAACGTACCATTTTCTCTTAATCTTTGAAAATGCTCTGCTATACAACAGTCTAGGTTGCTTACATATTCAACGTGCTTTTTATTTGAATATCGTTTAGCCATTAAAAGCTATCCTCTGCATTAGATAACCTATTATGAGTTGCTTCCATACCTGCTTTATAATTATCTAATATAAACTTTAATTTTTGGTCAGCAGTTAGTGTGCTATCCCTATTACAGCAGCTTTGTAGCACTATTAGAAAGTCTTTTGGTGTCATAGTACTACTTGATGCACTAGGTTGTACTGTAGAGTAATTACTAACCACTTTAGAATCAGGAAACGTCTGTTTTATTTTTTGCATATCCTGATTAATGTCGGTTACATTACTAGGCTCAAATGATTGGATATAAACATTACCATATCTATCAGGTTGGCTAGTTTGTATCTCAATAACATCTCCTACTTGAACACTACCTATACCTTTATCTTGACTAGCTAAAAACTTAGTCGAAGATTCGTCAAATATC